TTCAAAATCCTCGTACTCTTTGCTGATCTTGTTCCATTGCTTGTTCCAAGCTGCCGTGATCTTGGCCTGCTGCTCCTCTAGCTTGGCCTGCGCCTCTTTTTGCTTTCGTTCTTCTTCTTTGCGCTCAAACTTCCAGTCTGCCAGTGCCTCGGCATATTTGACAGGATCAGTGAAATCCTGGGCCTTGGGCTCCGATTGCGGCTTGCCGGCCTTTTCAAGCGCTTCTAGACGAGAACGCAGATCGGCCGCTTCTTTTTTCGCTTCCTCAGCAGCGCGACGCGCCTCGTTGCGCTCAACTCGGATCTTGGCAAATTTATTGCCGGATTTCTTTTCCTCGGATTCTTCATCGGCCACATCCTCTTTGGCTTGAGGAGCAGGGGCAACTTCCTCAGGAATACGACCGCCATTGGCAACAAACTCCTGTAGATTTTCGCTGGTTACGGTAACCATCATGCGTTCTCCGAGTCTTGGTCAATTTCCGCTTCTTCCCTATCCGCAGCCTTTTCCGCTTGCTTGGCGCTCAAATGATGTAGCAGAAGCTGCACTACACCCTTGATTTCCTCAACCGATTGCGCCGAGTGCGCCTTCATATTGATGTCGTGCTGCCAAGTGCGGTCCTCGATCATCTCTTTTTGCAACTCTGCGGCAACCTTGATCTTTGTGCGCTCCGTCTCTGCGGCCTCCTGCATCTGTATCTGATGCGTTCTGGCAGCTTCTTTTTGCGCCTCAATGCTGGTCTTGAATTTGTCCATCATCTGCGCAGCCTGCAATGCCTGTCCTGCCTGCTGCAACTGGGTTTGCAGCTGCTTAATCATCATCTGCGCCCTTGGCGGGATATCCGATTTGTCATCAATCTGAGCCAGTGGGTTAGCCGCCGCCAATCTGTCCGCAATAACATCGGCTCCGGGCCAATCCATGTTTCGGAATAGCAAATCCCCGGCAACTTGCATCAGCGTAGGGTCTGCTTTGACCATGTTGGCAATCATGTCCGCACCCTCCTCGCGCTTGGAGTTGTACCCTGGCCCGGTTTCCATCACCACATCGTATTGGCCGACCGTCACATCGTTTTCTATCTTGCCAATCGCCTGATCGTCATTGATCGTAACCATGTCAGGCTTGCCGTCATCGCCGATAATGCGCATAACTCGGCGTTTGCTGTAGTAGGTAGGAATCCAATCAAGAATTATGCGACCCGTGTGCTTGATGCTGCGCGTTTCATTGTCATAAAAGTGAAAATTGCTCATGTCCGACTGTTGTTGCATGGCATTCAGCGCCTTGCCGGACTGGTTCCCAGGAGCATTCATCGCCGGATCAAACATACCCAGCACGCGCTGTAGATCGTTGTGGGCGCCCTCCGCCACGTTCATGAACCCCTGCGGCATCGGTGCCGGCGGCAGCGGGATTGGCGGCGGGAATGGCTCACCGGCCTCGTCTTTGTCGTTGTAGTGCAGCACAATCCTTGACGATAGATTGCTCTGCTGCCATTCATCCTCGTAATTCTTGTCCTGCGTCGCAGCGAGCATGACCTTGGCTTTGGGCTGCAACGCCACGGACTCAACGACTGCCGTTTTCATGAAGTTGAGCAACCGCTGCGGGTCTTTGGCAAAGCGCACGACGCCAAATCGATAGTTTCGCCCATCGATGACCATGTGGCCGCCATACACCGGGACAATCGGAATATACCGTCCCGGCAGTTTGCGCTCCTCAAGAACATCAACCGCCGAGACTTTGTACCAGCAAACATCCCGGCGCCAACTCATGCGGTCGCCCTTGATCTTGACGCCTACGCGCTTCAAAAGGTCAAGCTCGGGCAATTCATCTTCCCAAAAGGTATTCCCATCAGTGAGTTGTATCAACTTGTGCTTGCTCTTGTTGATCTTGTAAAACTCTGCAACGCGCATGTTCTCTTTCGATACCCATTCGGCCGTTCCATCTCCTACGCTACGAGCGGAGAACTGCTCCATATCCGCATCCGGGTATAGGCGCTCAAATTCTTTGCGCGGTATCAAATCCGTGATAAGAGCGCGTTCAGCGTCGCTTCCATCAGGAAGCACGCTATTAGGATCAAAATAGACAGTAAAAGGATTGAAAATTGGCTCAATCTTGATGTCTTGGTCAAAAGAATCGTCAGAGACGTAATCAGCACTAAGGCGCCAGTACCCACGACCAATACGAACAGCAAACTCAACAGCAGTGTCATAGGCGGTGTCCGCATCGCTGATTTGTTCTATGTGGCGAGTTATCCCCGTAATAATTTCGGCGATCTTCGCGTCGCTCGCACTGTTTACTCCGTGCGCCTTGATGCGCGGACGCTGCTGGCGGATTTGGTTAACGATCTGCCGGATGTACGTTTCTGTCTCGTTTATCGTGAACCAAGGACGCTGCTCTAGATTGCGCTGGTTCTGCATCTGCTGCGGCCATTGATCGCCATAGCTAAAGCGCAGATCCTCCTGCTCCTGCGTGCGGTTTGTCGAATCCGCATCCGAGGATTGGCGCAAAAACTCTACTGCCTCCAGGGCGATGTCGCTAGCCATTACGGCGTGAGCTTGTAGAGAGTATCGGCGTTGACCTCATACCATCTATCACCGGGCTTGAGGGCGCACAAATGGCGGGTATGAAGAAACCTATCGTTACTCAGCTTGTGGTTGTGCGGGACGTATTGTTTGTCCGAAACCAGGTCTTGGATGAAACGCATAAACTCCTCATCCGTGCGGTTTCTGCGCCAGGTATCGCAGAACCTAGAGCGCAGTTCGGCCAAAGACAACTCGGGAAGATCCTCATCGATCACGATTGTTTCTCCCGCGATAGTATTCAATGGCAAGATGCGCTGCGCCAATCTCTTGGGCGAAACCCTGCAGAATTGCGCGCTGGTCATCTGTGATATTGGCTTTGTCAAGCTTCGATGCGTATTGGAAGTTGTCCAACCACGCTCGGTAGAAATCGCTCAACAAATCCACCTCCCGGGCTTTGGGAGAGGACTCAAGCAATTTCGCTACTCCGTTGCTCACGCCAAAATCCCTTTGGCAGCAGCTTTGTCGCTAACCACTGCGACCACGTTGGAGGGCTTATAGGATGGTGACGGCGGCGCAACCGTTCTTGTCACTGGCGGCACTTTGGCCGGATCAATTACGCTGTAGCCGACGGGAGCTACATCAGTCGCTTTGACCGCTTTGACTTTAGGCGGACGGCCTCGACGCTTGTGCGTTGGCATCTCAGGCTTGGCTAGATATGTCTCGGGATTCTGCCGAGCCAGGAGCTGCGCTATCTGCTGTTGCAGCGCCTCCAACTGCGCCTGAACGTCATTTTGAGCAGGAGGAGACTTCTCTGCCTGCGGGATGGCCATCTCAAGCGCCAGCATCAGATCATTTAGCAACCGGCCCTTGTTCTCCTCGCTACCAGTATTCCCCAGGACAAAAATCCCCGTGGGGATGTGCGTCACGCGGTACTGATGCGGCGCTCGACTGTTGCCAAATTCCTCTGCCACATGGATATCTTCCCGGTTAATCATTTATTGCCTCCAATTAGGTGTCCGCATGATTGAGCAACATGGCACTAACCGCATATCCTCGCCGCTAAACACCATTGTATACGTCTGTTGTGCGGTTACAACAAATGTAAAATCTCCCATCTCATAGATATGCAGCACATCCTGCCCATTGGGAGTAGAAGCCTCTAACCAGCCCATATCGCTTGTCTAACCGGCTTTTTGGTTACTGGCAATGGCCGAGCGCGGCGGGCACCCTCACAGGAATAGCGCAGCGCATCAATCACATGGTTGTTTTTATCTTCCAAAATAGGAACTATCTTGCCGGTCAGCGGATCGGTCTTGTAGCTGTACATCGTCAGTTCATCAATGGTGTGCTGGCAGCGCGGATGCACAACGATATCGAATGACTTTAGAAACTCGATCCCATCCTCAATGCTTTTGGCTCCCTTGACCGCCGGCAGGATGCGAGGGAATCCGTGGTTCTTCATGTAGCTGATAGTCTCCGGCCTGGCGCTGTCTGCTGTTATCGGCCATTTCTCTGCCTCCGGCACGCTCATGAACAGTTCCGGTAGGTTCACTATCTCGCAACCTACTTGGTAGGCTTCCCAATCCACATATAGGCGGTTGCCGTCAATAGAACACCTAACCAGAACGCTAGGGTCAACGCTAAAACCCCAGTCGGCACCGAGGCGGTAGATGGTTCCCGGCGGACGCTCAAACTCCTCGACAGTCCAGTTTCGGAATACCCGGGCCTCACTGTTGCGCTGGTACTCTCCGAGCCAGACATGCCCGTATTTATCGGGATCACGGTCGCGGTCATATTCCATCTCCCTTTTCAAAACTTCCGGGAACCACGGGTTGTCCCTGTAGTTAGCCTGCACCACTATTGATCCAGGCGGGGTTATCTCGCTGCGCAGCAGTACGTCAATAGGGTCCGTAGAAAAGTTCGGGTTCCAACTGAACCAAAGCTGCGACTTCGGCAGACGGATGGTCGGACGCAACAGATCCAGCGATTTCTGGCTCAGTGATTGCGCCTCCTCGACCCACGCCACCGAGAACCCCTCCAGCGACTTGATTGATTCGGCCGTGTGATTCTGCATTCCCTCGAATATGATTTGTCCGCCTTTCTTGCTCTTGATCTTGGCGTCCATCACTTCGAAATGCGCCCCCACGTTCATCTGCTCTATCTTTATCTCCAGCAGCTTCTTGCAGGACTGGGCCAGGCTGCGCTGGTTCTCTCGTATGCACACGATGTCTGTTTTGCAGACCAGGCTGCGGAACACTGCCAACTCGGCAAAGAAATGGCTCTTGCCACTGCCACGACCACCGTGGCAACCCAGGTATCGTGAACTCTCTTGGGCGGTAAGGAGTGGCGTAAAGACTTCCGCGCATTTGATATCCAGTATCACGGCTTGACAATGGTGTGCCGCACTTCCTCAATCGTAGCCTCTACTTCAGCCTTCATATCCACACTCGACAATTTGGCATGTACATACGGCGCCGCATTCTGAGCCGCCCATTTGCGATCCTCTATGGCTTGCGTATCGTCCCTCAGGACGCCCAGCATGTATTCCAAGGGGGTAATGCCTGCCATGGCAATTGCGTACTCCACAGCCTTCGTACGCTTGTTCTTGACGCCTTTGGGCCTGCCGGGTCCGGGTTTGCCGATTTCCATGGCGTTATCTTATTGTGATATGTTGTATTTAAACAACAGTTTCTATGCCGGTGATATCAGCTTCCTGTATCAGGTTGTATATCTCGCCGGCAATCTCTAGTTCTGTGTTTACAAATTCCCCGTAATACACAACATCCCCTTCCTTTACGGTAAGAGGATGTGTGTTGCCTTTCTTATCCCGCTTTCCAGGGCCGGCGGCGATTACCTTGCCTCGGCGCCCGAACTGCGTCTGGCTTTCAACTATCTTGCCATCCCTAGGAGCAACCACTATGCCTACAGTGCTGGCGTGTTCTATTGCCTCGTCGGGCTTGACCAGTATGCGGTCAGCTAGCGGCCTGAAACTCATTCGTAGCGAGCCTTGACCTTCGTATACACAGCGCTCTCATCCGGCGAGGTAGTAATTTCCTCAACGCGCTTTAAATCCTTGTTCGAGAGCTGCGGAGTGGACTTTTGCTTTGATTCGGCATATCGGTTGTACATATTCGCATCAGCA